AGCAGGTACTTGTGTTTGTTTGCCTTTTTTTACAATATCCCATCTTTTTACTGGTTGATTTCTATACCCTTTTTTTCTATAAGGAACACGTTTTGTGCTACATACATTTCGAAATTGCCACCAAACCCATCGACACGATTTCTTATTTTTATAAGCAGTGTAGTAATATGGTACACGCCTTGTTCTCGTAGTAATCCATCCGTATTTATGTCGTGGGTCCCACTTTTTATATGCACTAGACACCTTTTTATCACTTGTTTTATACACGGTTTTTGTAATCGCATTTCTAACTTTATCATATGGATTATTAATAGACCTTTTATCAACTAACGACAAATCATCTGCAGAAGTAGCATTGTTTTTTATATCACATCCTAAATAACATGCTTCTCTTTCATCATTTGAAAATTTGGCATCACACATGTTTTTACATCCGGTTAAAGCTTCATCCGCAAATTTTACATTTTTCTCGGCCGCTTTTTGGTATATAAACGGATTTGCCTGTTGATTGGCGTGTTCCATTGGATCCGGTCTTTGTTGCATATTTTCTATATATTTTTCATTTTTCTTATTATATAATAATCCTTGTTTGGTAGTCATTTAATATAAATTTATAATATATTTTAATTACTATTGAAATTAAAATATATTAGTTATGGTAATTGTTTATTTTGCATGATGTAGCCGAACTATTAGTTTATTCTTTGTTACTTGACATCATTTTTATCATTATATATATTAAAGCAATCGTAGTGATCCCAATAGCACCATATTGTATTTGTAACGCCCCTACACTTTTCATAAATTCATCACGAGATGTATCAAATGAGTTAATGTCATCTGCAATTTTCTTACTTTTCTCTGCCAATTCGTTATACTTATTTACTTTGTCACTTAATTTAATGGCTTCTAAATTTTTTAAATATGTAATTGTACTTGTATCTTGTGTGTTTGAATTGCGCTGATCTTCTTTTAATTCTTTAATTTCTCTTTCCAATGTAATTTTTTGTATATATAAATCTTGAAGATCACTGTCTTGAAATTTAATACATTTGCTGTCACCTAAAACAGATGAACTAATTGGATCAATATTACCAACAGGGTAAGGAACATCTTTTTCAAATATAGGTGCTATTTTAGGACAAGAAGGGTGAAAATTTATATGATTGGGTTTAAAAGTATTGTCTCCTGCGCTATTTTTATATTTGTAATAATCCCCGTCTAAATTTTTATAATAAATGTTACCGTATTTATCTTTTACATTTGTAGCCTTTCCCTTAAACTTTTCTTTATTTTTGTCTTCAAGGGCTTCTATTTTACTTTCCAATGTTGATAATTCATTGATTTTGCTATTTAACTTTGTTTGGTCTTCCGTAGTAAATCCTTCTACTATAGGCTTAAATCGTCGTGTTTTAAAATGTTGTTTATTAATTAAAAATACATTTCCTTGGTTTAAGTTATGATTGCTATGTTTTACTTCATCTGTATTGGCATTATTAGCAATACTAGCAATATTATTTAATACATTTTTAATGGGAATCATATAAATACAATATAGAAGTTTATTTTTTCAATAACTTAAATATATAATAACCCATAAATCCCATTCCTAAAATATAGTAAATTAAACTTATTGTATGTCTTGTATTTTCTTCATAAATATCTTTTTTTAATTGTGTGCCGGCCAAATGTTTTGATGCGTTTTCTTTTAGTTTTTTTCTATAATCTTCAGATATGTCTAATTTATCTTTAATGACACTATCCAAAGAAACTTGGTTTTGATTTATGTCGCCTATTATACTTGCGATTTCTTTTAATATACTGTTTTTAAATGATTTAATGTTTTTTTCATTACTTTCTGTTTCGCTTTCTTCTCCCGATGCAATGGACTTGCTGTAATTACATATTAATGTTTTTCTTCTATTATCTAATACGGCTTTATCTGTGGAAATACTCATAATATATTATTTTATATAATACATATAATAAAAATATAAGTATTATAATAATTCTTTGATTTATTGTAGTGGTTTATTTATTAATATCATGGTTTGTTTTATTGTGTGCAAATTCTGTAAAATTTAGTAGTGATAGAGGTTGGACTGGAACGAGTTATTTCACATAATTCACCGGGTCGCAATCCAATGGCTTGGGCAACCGGATCAAACCGATCCATTTCAGGTACTTCCAGATCTTTTGTGATATTATATTTATCGTAAATGTCTGTTTTTTCCTTATCATTTAATACCTTATGTGGAGGGACCATTACATGGTTTAAAATATTAAATAAATATTGCTTCATATGATAAATATTAACAAAATATCCATCAGATACATATATCATTTTCATTAATTGGATTAATGTATCATTTGGTTTATGCTTTGTAAATATAATGAGTTCGTCGTCTTTACCTAAAATATTTTCAGTGCTAAATATATCGTCTACATAATCATATACATTTGATTTTCCCAATTTTTTATGAATATAGTATTTAATATAGATTTTTCTACCATTTGTTTTGTGTTTTAAAAGCATATCCAATTGATTATTAGAATGCATAGATTGGATTTCGTTGATGCTAAAATCATCCCACTCATCTACATCATAATCACGCTCTTTTAATAATTCAAGCATAATTTTCCTTGATTTATAAATATTTGATATAGTTAAACTGTTTTCTTTGATTGTAGTCATATCTAAAATATATAGATATTTATTTATATATTTTAATAATCAATTTTATATTATTATACAACAACTCGATTAAAGATATCGATTTACAAATCTACTTTTATTCCTTTTTTACCACCGTTATCTTCGTCATCACTATTTTGCCCTTCATTTTTATCCGCTTCACTTAATGAAGGAGCCGATAATATTTCAAGATCTTCATTTCCCACCTCACTTTCATTTATAATTGTTATTTTTTCCTTTTTGGCATCGCCGTCATCGTCTTCGTCGTCTTTTATATCTAAAGATGGTGAAGGGGCATTCATAATATATTCGGGAACTTCATCATCATCATATATAGGCTCTCTTCTTTTAAGATCGACATCTGTAGTTTGATAATTTTTTGGATTGTATGCAGGTGAATCCTCCGATTTATCTGTTGAAATTGAAAACCGCGGTTGAGCATTTGGATCATTTGGATTCCAATCCGGAGATGTTGTCGTATATATATTTGGGTTATATTCTGGAGATTTAGGTATAAAATCACTTGGTTGGGCATCAGGATCATTTGGATCCCAATCTGGAGAGGTTGTCAGATATGCACCTTTTGGCGGTGTATTATATTGTGTTTTTCTTTCTTCCGGAGACCAATCATCCGCCCAAGGGTCTTTTTCATCGGGTTGTTCGCCTAACGACATCATATCGGCAGTTGGAAATATATAACCAGGATCACCTGGTTGCAATTTATAGTTAAATCCTAAATCACCCTCCATTCCTTGTGCTTCCAAATCACTGGGTTGAAACATATTAAGATTTGTTTGTATAGGAGGAGATGGTTCGGTTTCCATTAAACTGATGTTTTTCATTTTCTTGTTTTTCAATATATTACTTTTGTTTTGCTTTGCAATTTCTTCCAAATCATTAAACTTAGTTAGTCTTACAATATTATCACTTTCTTTTAATGATGTTAACATATCTACATTGTCTTCTGTAATAATTCTCATTTGAATATTCATCGCTTGTAATTCTTGCATCAATAATTTAAATGCGTATGGCACTCTAACCACGCTAAAATCTTTTCCAAACTTACTAACATTTTTTATACTAATATCACTATTAATATCTGTTACAAACTTCACTGGACCATCTACAAACGGACTTATAAACAAATTATTGCGTTCGTTATAAATAGCAATAGTTCCACTATGATTACAAATTGCCATGTAAAATTCATCACCGCGAACCATCATTGATTCGTTTAAAAAGTAATTTAAACCATGTGCAATAATACAATCTCGATCCATCTCCCCTACGCGCAATCCCCCGTTGTTTGCTCTACCTTGAACTGTTTGTCGCGTTAATAAAGTTCTAGGACCAGTCGCGCGATAATTGATTTTATCTTTGGGCATGTGTTTTAATCGTAGATAATAAGTGGGACCAAAGTATATCTCGGTTTCTAGCTGCTCTCCAGTCATTCCATTATATAGTATTTCATTTCCAGTAGAATGAAAGCCTGCATCCACTAGCGATTTTCCAAATAATTCATGTTTAGGTCCTTGTTGTGTAAAAGCCGTACAATTACCAAATCCACCATATATCGCTGCTGTTTTTGAAGTAATCGTTTCTACCAAATGTCCAATGGTCATACGACTTGGCATAGCATGAGGGTTTACGATTATGTCCGGTCGAATTCCATCTGCTGTGGTAGGCATGTCTTTTTCGTCTAGCACTATTCCTATTGTACCTTTTTGCCCTGCACGACTGCAGAATTTGTCCCCTATAGCGGGAATACGCTCGCCTCTTATTCTAATTTTAGCAATTCTTTTTCCTTCCTCTCCCGATGTAATAAATGACTTGTCTACATATCCTACTTGCCCTTTTTTAGGAACTACAGATTCGTCTTTATAAGTAATTTCGTCAGTGCTGCCAGTCATCAATTGTGTTTTACCAATCATAATTGTTTTTTCAGTAACCTGCTCATTTTCACGAATTAATCCAGTTGTTTCATCTAATTTAGAATAATCATATCCTGGTTTCAAATCTACGACATTGTTTTTTTCAATATTCATAAAACGCTTATCCACCAACGAATTGCCTACATTTTTCATTTCTTCATAGTCTTCATACATATTGTAATAAGTAGTTCTAAACAGCCCCCGACTAAGAGAACCACCGTTTACAATAACAGCATCTTCTACATTAAATCCACTATAACACATAATAGCAACGATTGCGTTTTCTCCATAAGCGTGTTGCTCTTTTGTGGCATAATCTAAATATCTGCTTTTTGTTAATGGAATTTGACCATAGTTTAAAAGATACGATGTTTTATCGATTCTATTTCTAAAATTGCTATGATACAATGATACACCTTGTTTTGCTTGACCACATGAAAACGCATTTCTAGGATATGGATTGTTTTCTGGGAAAATAATTTGATTTGCCATCACACCAAGTATTAAAGATGGGTGTATTTCTTGATGAGTTACACCATTTTTAGCATATTCATCTCTAGACATAGTGGATTTTGCAATGTAACTACTTTCACATTCAATTGTATCTACATATTCTACCACTGCACTTTGTCGTTCAAGCGCAGCAGAGTTATTAACATTTACATTTTCAAACTCGGAATACTTTCCAAATCCCTTTATAATTTCTTGAAATGATATGGTGTTTTTATTGAATTTTTCAATGATTTCAGGGCGTTCATAACTTAACATATTTTCATTGTTTAGCATTGTATAAAACAACGGTCGACATGGTCTTCCCGAATCTGTCCATATAATAATCTCATTTCTTTTCGCATTAAACGAAATACTTGTATAAATGTTGATAACATTGTTGCGTTTCATTAATTTTAACTTTTTCAAGATGTCAAGAGGGAGAGATGTCGCCCCTATCCATGCCCCATTTATAAATATTTTAGTAAATACAGACAACTCTTTATATGAGCATTCTTCCAATAATTTCATACCCATTTCCCTAACTAATTTAATATAAGGTTTTCCACTGGTTCCACTTGTAATAATGGTAGAAGTAGATAAATGTTTATGTAAACCAACATTGCCTCCATCTGGCGAGTGGAGTGGACACAAATATCCCCATTGTGTAGCATGAAGTAATCGGGGTGCTACTATTTTGGCACCATCCGCCGCAATTGGTAGATTTGTTTTTCTTAATTGACATAACGCAGAGAAAAAAGAAAGACGATTCAAATCTTGCACCAATCCCAATCGTTTTGTATGTTCTTCTGCTCCCCAATTACCTTTGAACCCCTTTCTAAATCCTTCTTCTACTGTGCGTTTTGAAAACATTTCATTTTCGTTGTTTAAAATAATGTTTATAAAATCCATACCATGATAGGTTTTTCCATTTTTAGATTCATAGAAAAATTTACTATCGATGTAATAATAGATTTCCTTTAATTGCTTTGTATAATATTCTTGAAACAATTGAGATATTAATGTTCCTGCTATTTCTATTCTTTTATAACCATAACTATCCCGGTCGGTTGGTAATTCGTTTTTGTTGACAACTAATAGTAATTTTTTAACGATATATCCTAAATAAAACGCTTTACTTTTAAAGTTAAGTTCTCCTATGTGTGGAATAAAATAGGAAGAAAGCACATCTAAAGCATGACTAACCGTTTTGTGTTTCATTAATTCAGCAATAAACTTCAAGGCTTGTGTTTGCGTAAATATCATTCCGGCATCATGGACGCATGGTCGAAAATATTCCATTAAATAATCATATTTATCTAAATCTAATAAACAAGTTTGAATAATTTCTTTGTCTGATATTACACCTAATGCTCTCATAACAATAAATAATGGGACAGGTTTTCTAACATTAGGTATATTTACAACAATTTGCTGATTAGAAGAAGTCACTTGCGGGGCTACCATTCGAACCGATAATGTTCGTATTGGTTTAGAATAATCTTCTGATACGGATCGTATTTCTGCTGCGTGACTATATGTATCATTAAAACTATCCTTTACATATAATATATTATCCGCCCTTCCTTCTTGCGTCATTATTACCTTTTCTTTGCCATCAATAATAAAATATCCACCGATGTCATTTCTACATTCACCTAAATTAAAACGAGCTTCGGGTTCCAATCCCTTTAAAAAACATAAGTTAGACTGCATCATTATAGGAAATCTACCCAAATATATTTTTTCCAAAGTAATTGTTTCTTCATGTATATCGTATTTTAATGGTATACCGGCGTGTTTATCTGTTTTATCGCGTTTGGTTTCGTTTCCCGAATTATTATCAATTAAAATTGTAATATCAATATCTACATCATAATGTATAGTAAACGCATAACTCATATTTCGAATGCGCGCTTCGTTTGGATACATGTAATGCTGACGTTCTTTATTTTCGTCTTTATCATATATGATTGGTTTGCCATAGTATATTTTATCCGCATTTTTACCGCCAAAATAAATCTCCGCCTTATGTTTAAAGATTTTGTGCTTTTCATCTTTTGTTCTGTAAAATCTCATAGGGTTTTGGTTTTTAAATACATTTTTAATACCGCTGTCAAAAAATCTATTATATGAATCTAAATGATGACTCGTTAGGAAATTGGGATTTTCCTTAAACATTTTATCTATGATTTTCCATGATATAGAATCCATACTTATATATTATCTATAATGAATTTTTTAGATTATTATTTTAAAGTTTATTATTGATGAAAATGTAAATTGCATATTGTATTTTACATTTTATTTATTTTATGAAGTTGAAAAGGGAGAGATGTTGTCGAATTGCTGTAAAAATAAGGAGGCAATTATTTAAGCATTAAAAATACCATTCCAATCAATACAAACATACCCACAATTGGTAATAAAACCAATAACCATGATACCGATGTAAATCCCTTTGTACATAATAAGTTAAGTAACCAAGTCCATAGCATAATATACAGAATTTTAACTGCGAAAAACGCTAAATTATGGCATGGCGATTTAACTACCATATTTCCAATTCTATATACTGAATTATCTTGGCAATTTTGAAGCAACATGGCAATAACAGAAGCCAATGATATTGCTAAATATACCTGTGCTGGTGTGCATAATTTATTTAACATGCGTAAAATATCCATTATAATAGTACACTAGATAATTATGATGGGTATAAAATTATTGATTTGAAATTGAAACTTTAACTAGATTCCGCAGCAGTTGTTGGCGCAGTTGCAACGGCCGATTTAGCAGACGATAAAGAGCCTGCATGCATACTATGTATATCAATTGGGTTTGGATATTTATCCATGCGGTTTGTTACAGCTGGATGAACCGTTGGATTTGTCGATGAGGTGGTATCACCACCGGTAACTGCTGAAATCATATTTTTACCACTATTAATAATAGTATTTTTCATTATTGGAATATCACCGAGTCCAAATTCATCCCACAAACTTCCTCCTTTTTGTCCTCCCGAATAAGGATAAGGAACATTTGAATTTAAATTAGTATATTCTGGATGTTGATAGTCTTGGGGATTTAATGGCACACCAGTTACCTTTTGACCCATTAAATTACCAGCACATCCACCTTTCATTTTCATTTTCAACATTTTACGATGCTTTTTATTTTGATGATGTTTGTTGTTTTTATGACGCTTATTGCTTTTTGTATGTTTTACCGTTTTTGCACGATGGTGTTTACTTTTAGGCTTTTTATGATGTGTTTTTCGACGCGTTTTAATTGTTTGATTACGCTTAAATGTTTTCACTTTTTTATACTTGTTAAAATGAACGCGCTTGGTATGTTTGCGTTTATTTCGACGATTGCCTTTTGCGCTTTTTCTCAATATTGATTTGACCATTATATATAAAAATATATAAAAATCATTTATAAAATAATTATTTATTTGAAATGGTTGTTTTAAATAACTATACTATACTATATTATAACTATACTATACTATATTATAACTATACTATACTATAGCATAACTACACTATCCATTAATAGATATCAATATGAGTTAACATATGTCTTCTACAGCAAATCTTATTTAAATGCAGCTCATCCATTACCTCTCCTTCAGGCGTTTTCTTAATATTATTTTTCGTCATATAAATTACATCGTCTTTATCCATACCCAATGCGGTTTTTTTCTCATTGACTCGTTGACAGTAATATAGATATTTGTCTGCCAACACTTTTCCGCATGTAAAACACTTAATAGGAATAATCATTATTTGTTAATATATAATAATATTAATAAATAATTTTAAATCAATTTATTGTTTAATAATCAATCATTTACATTTTGTAGCGTTTATTTAAATAGTAGTATTCATCGTATTTCATGTTTGATTTATCTGCTTTAAACATTGGGCCGCTTTTATCACCTTCTATACATTCTTCTCCATTTTTATTTTTAGCCCATACACAACATTTTGCTACATTACATGAATATCTCTTTCCATGACCGCTACCTAAATCACTACAAACCTTTTCTAAATCTTCTTCATCACACAAACCATCAAATTTATTTGTCATACCTTCATAAATAATTTCTATGGTATCCACTGATTTTTCTTTATCTTCGTCGTCGCCTTTATCGCCGTTTATATTTTTAAATGAAAATCCATACAATGATAATGTCAATAATAATATAATAATTAAAGCAACTCCAACAACTATCTCTCCCCATTTTGCTTTTATTGAATTAATAATTTCTCCTAAAATGTTTGCCATATATGATAATATCACATTTTTATTACAGTTATTCCTCGATTAAAGCCATGCCTTTACTTGTTTTTGTTTTTCTATGAACTATCTTGTTTTTTGTAATGTTATTATGACACGATTTACATATTGGTATTAAGTTAGAGGAGTGGTTTTTATGAAACCATTTATCCTTGAATCGCCCTTTTTTATTTGCATATTCCTGTGGATTTAAATGATGTATATCATCTGCCATATTTTCACAATCCATCATACCACATTGATTTTTTATGATATTAGAGTTGTATTTGCTTTTATTTTTTGTTAAAATATTATTGTTTTTGTTTGATATGCGTATATTATATGCTAAATCTATAAAATCATCGGGCATATTTAAAGATTTACATACTTCCAACCCATACATGCCCTCACCAGAACCCTTCTCCAATTTTCTTTTATAAACCAACACATCATTTGATTTATCATATTGAACCGACATATGATACATAATTAAATTTCTACTTAATAAATCTTGAATTACAGGGATTTTTATTAATTCATGAAAATGAGTGGCAAAAATAAAAGAAGATTTTTTATTACATAAGTAATTAACACCACTAGCAAACAAAGACACAGCAGAGTCAATTTCTGTTCCGGAACATAATTCATCACCCAATACCAAACTATTTTCACAACAATTTGATAAAATGGTTCTTAATTCACACATTTCTACCGCAAATGTGCTTAACCCTTTAAAAATATTATCATTTCCTAGTATTCTAGTAAATATAGAAGTATATGGGTAGTAAGTAAGTTCGCTACAAGGAACAAACATACCCGCTTGAGCTAAAATAATAGATATTCCAATTGATTTAATTAAACTAGACTTACCAACCGCATTGGTTCCATATAGCAAAATGCCATTTTTATCAGTGGTCAGCGACACATCATTAGGAACATACGCTTCTTCTTTATTAATATGTTCAATCAGTGCGTGTCGCATATTTTTTGCTTTAAAATAAGACACATCTTCATACTGATTTTCAATTACTGGTCGACAATAATTGTTTTTGTCTGCTAAATATGATTTTGTAAATACAATATCTACATTAGAAACATTTGTAATAATATTTGTAAATTCTGTATAGTAAGTTTTTAATGTGTTGTTAAACCTGTTAAAATAAATTTTCATTAAGTCCTTTAAATTACTGACATCCTGCATCATATAAATGTATAATTGATTTAGCAAAGGGCTGGATATTTTTTTGTTTCCAGATGTTCCAGTCGAGTATTTAAAATTATGTAAATCCAATTCAAATGTTACTTTTTTTCCATCATAATCCGAATTAAAAGACAGCAACAAGTTTTTTTCTTTTCCTTTCGGTGCGTATTTTAGTAAATACTCTTCAATCACACTCTTTAATTTTTCACACCGTTTTGATGTTAACTGCATATATATTTCATATTTTTCGGTGGAATGAGTACGCACTGGATCTTTTATTAATCCAGTTAAAAACTGTTGTATAGTATCCAACTGTTGTTTATGTTCTATGTATTTTTTTTCACAAAGGTCTAAATCTTCATATAATCCTTTATTAAATATATTGACCACCGTTTTCGGGTCTTCATTGCAGTTATCAATAATTAATGTTTCTTTAAACAATGATATTAGCGTATCTATAGAAGTAATGATATCTTCACTATCTGTTTTGTTAGTGATATAATTATAAATATCTTCATCTTTTAATAATTGATCACATATTTTACGAAACGATACCATGGAATAATAAATCAAAACCAATTCACTGGGTTTCATAATATTTAAAATGATTTTACGGTATATTTTTTCAATGTCATGAATATTGATTAATCCCTTCCTAGTGTTATCAATAAAATTGGGAGAGATGTTGTTTAAATCGATAATATGTTCTACTATTTGATATTCATTATTTAAGCATGCGATGTTTGTAGATGGATGAAGTATAATGTCTTTCATTTTTCGTCGACCCATCGCAGTTTTACATCGATTCATCATATTTAATATCGATGAATACTTATTGTTAGTAGATTGTTCCGTATTAATTATATTTAATTGCTTTAAACAATGAGTAGCCAAATACACGCTATCGGTTGATTTTTCATATACTGGTTCACTAATACATTTTAGCAATTGTTTATTATGCTGTGTTATAAAATTAAGTAAAAAACAGTATGCATAGGTGCTGTGGATAAAGACATCCATTTGAGTATTTTTCATAAAAAAGTTGTAATCAGGAATATTAAATACATTTTCAAATATTGCTTTTTGAAATGGTTCGTTTTCACAATTTCTTGCTTGTTTGTTTAATTCGCCTTGTTCTAAAAGAGAAATCATATGGATTTTGTCGGAATTTAAATCAATGAAATGGACTATATCGTCTATTTTATGTTGTTTTTCATAATTGTGAATAAATATGGTTTCGCTTGGATTGTAAATTGAAATTATTCTATCTAATTCGTCAAAAGCAGTAGAATTATGAATGTTATTGTTTTCATATCGAAATTCAAATAGTTTCGATTTTCCAGTGAAATTATCCATCAATGCTACACCGCAATGGAAATATGGAAATTTATTAAATGCGTCTTTATCATATTTTTCAATCCAAACCACGCAACAATAATTAGATATTCTGCGATTACTAGAATCAATATTTGTGCTGGGAGAGAAAATTCCTTTTTCCCTACGCAACCTAACCTTGCGTTTTTTTACTATTTCTTCACCATACTCTTCCCATACCACTACAGTGTATCCTTCATCTAATAATTTAGGCACATATTTCTGCAGTGGCTTACAAGTAGTAAACCCAGTCATTTCAAGTGGTTGATTGTTGTATTTTCCTTTTTTCACAACTCGGCATTCTAATATGCGCGAATATTCAAGCAATTGATTAGCAGTAATACCATCCTTTTTAATACCATATACTTCAAAAAAACTACCACATTGCCATAATAAAAACATTTTCTCTCCAAATTTATTTTTATATTCTTTATACTTTTGAAAATATTCACCCATCATTGAAGAATCTTCTTCATCGGGATTAGATGTTGTTTTCGTTGTTGCTTTAGCAGGTGCTTTTGCCCTCGATTTTGACATGTGTTATAATATATTTATTTGTTTCAAACCTTTAAATGGTTTGCTTTGAATTATTTGTCCAAATAGTTATGCAGCAAGGTGTCTACATTTTTATTGTAGATGTCTCCTGCTAGAAATGAATTTTCATATATACTTCTAATAATTGTTTCGGGGGCTGTAGAACCTATTTTAATTAAATTATGCTTTCTTAAGTAATCTTTGATTTTACTTAATGGTCGCTTTTTCAATGTATTTGAATCTTTTAATATTTTTTTTCGTGTTTTTTGATTTTTAATTAAAACACCAACCTTTCCATTTTTTTTACCAAGATGTATAAATCGTTTGGTAGTGGTTGAAGTTTGTTTCATTTTTTTAAGCGTTTTACCTCGTTTTGGTTTAAACCCCCCTTGTTGGGGTATAAGATCGCCTGCAACTTGTTGTTTTAATTGATTTAATTTTTCCTTTCTTTCGGCAAATGTACCCGTATTTATTTTAATATCATCATCCATTATGATAGGTGGAGCAGATTGTATAGTGGTGCGGGGTTGCGAGTCTGTTGGTTTTTTTAATGTTTTATTGTATATTGAAAACAGCGGTTTTTTTCCGTTTTTTAAAATACCATAAGGCGGATCCGGTTTTTGCTGCATAATATGTTGTATTGAGGTTGGAGATATTGTGGTTGGTTGTATAGAAACCGGTTGTAATTGTGGTGGATTGTCGGGTAAAATATAAGCAGTTGGCGTTGGTTTTGAAATACTTGCATCAGTAGATGGGGATGGACACGTGTTAATGTTTATTAATGGCGGTTGTAATGACGCGGAAGGTTTAATTGCGGGTGGTTGTGTGGAAGTATATGGATTTGAAATTAAAGGATTTTGATTTGTTTGTGAAATAGATTGTTCTATTCTAGATTGCCTTTCTATTTTTCTTGCCAATTTTAATTCCCTTTTTTTCTGCTTTTTTGACTTATGCGTATTAGATAATTGATGTAAATAATCTAAACTTTTATCTAATTCATTGGCATCTACATCACCTATCTGTTTCATTTCTTGTTGCTGTCGTTTTCTTTCTTCTTTTTTTCTTTTTTTATGTGTTTTAATTTTTTCAAGCAGTCCTTTCTTTAATTCATTGTTTTGCTTTTTATGCAAATCGTCTCTGATTCTTCGTTCTTTTCTCTCCCTTTTCTTTAATGTTTTTGATCCGTTAATCTTTAAAAAAGCCGGATTCACTGATATTTTTTTAGTAGCCATCGCAGTATTTAATTATTACAATAAAATAATAATTAAATATAAACTAATATACGCAAATCGTAATTTATTTACATGAATGTGATGAATGAGAATTTTTAATATACTTTGTTAAATATACATGTTTTCCATAAAATGTCTTGAATCTTCTCCACGCGACTTCACTTCTCCATTTTTTAAATATAGTTTAAATCCATTTTCCATGTCTTTAATAGTTATCTTTCTTTTGTCTGTTTCTGGTAAACAAAATACTCGTCTGCTATGTGATATTTTCACCTTTGACAACAAAGTTTCCATATCTCTCCCAAAATATTTAAAATAAGTTTTGTTTTTCTCAAACCATGATGATGAAATTTTGTTTATTTCCCATCCACAATCTTTTACTTTTTTATTGAAAATAAGCTGCAACTCTTTTGAATTATAATCATCAATCTTAAAGCGCCATATAAATCGCGAATCCAACCCTTGATTATAAGAAAAAAAACATTTATTTAAATCTTCTTCATATCCGGCAATAATCACCATTAATTCATGTTTATGATTGCTTAATGCTTCACACAGAGTATCTATACATTCTTTGGCAAACGAGTCTTTTTGCTCTTTATTACCCAGAGCATATGCTTCATCGATAAACAAAACCCCTCCAATCGCACTTTTTATCATTTCTTTAGTTTTCAACGCAGTTTGCCCTAAATATCCCGCAATTAAATCAGCTCTTGTTACTTTTTTAAATACATTATTTTTCAATATACCCAACTTAGAATAAATAGCGCCAATAATATGTGCTGTTTCGGTTTTACCGGTTCCTGGTGGTCCATATATCACTGTATGCATAAATTCATTGTTTACATTTTGATTTTCACGCACATGTAGTTTTTGTATAAAATATATGATTTGGTCTAAAATGTTTTCTTTTAACGCATGCATTCCTATCATATCATTTAAACACACCAAATCCGGTTTAATTAAATGTATAACTTCCATATCAATATTGTATTCTACTTCGGGAGACAATGGATATTTTTCAGCTAGTTGTATTAAATCTCCAATGTTATTTAATGTTACATCAATGTTTACTTTCTTTTTTTCAATGTAAATTTGCTTAGGAATCGGTGTATTTAACATATCGACTGGAGTGTCCGTTAGTAAACCGGAAGGTGAGTGAGTGTTTTTGTAAATATGCTTTTTAAATAAAAGATTATCATATGATTGGTCAATATCCAATATAGCGCGGGAAATATTTTTCGCTTTTTTATAATGAAATTTATTAGAACGGTTGTTTGTATTTAAATAATCCGAAAAATGTTTTTTACGATATAATTTTTTGTTATTCATAGTTGGTTTACTATATTTATTTTTATTATCTTTTAACTGGTTAAAATTATAACCATCGTAACCATTGGGGTCTTTGTCTTTTAACATAAGATGATTATAAGATTGGTCGATATTTAATGATTTTGCAGATGCGAATTTTAATATTTCATCAAACTCACTGCATAAGTCATCTATTAATTGATCGATTGTTTTTTCAACGGGAGTATGTAAATGATTGGTTTTAAAATTAAAAACATTATTTGAATTATCAAAAATATTGTGAAAATTGTTAGATAGGTCTATAATTTCTTTAATAATATTACTATTTATTGTATTTATATGTGATTTATTTGATGGTTTTCTATTTGCTGGATTCATATATATATCGATATAGAATAATCAATCCAGAAAAATTAATTAAAATAAAATTGAGTTGTAATTATTCATAAGATTGTTATGATAAATGAGTGTAGATACAAATACTAGTAAAGTAAATACAAATACATTACACAACATGAGTATGAGATTTAAAGATATAGATAAAACCAATGAAATGAATTGGAATGTAATTGGAAGTTATTTTAAAAACGATCATTTGGGAAAGTTGGTAAGACATCAGTTAGAATCATATAATCATTTTATAGATGAAGACTTGGTAAACACCATTAATATGTTTAATCCGGTGGTGATTCGTTCAGAAAATGATAAGGATATTTCAACCGGGTTGTATAAGTTGGAGATTACTGTTAATTTTACGAATTTTCAAATGTATCGACCGGAAATACATGAAAATAATGGGGCTACAAAAATCATGTTTCCACAAGAAGCAAGGCTGCGAAATTTCACATATGCGTCTACCTTAACTTTGGATTTAAATATTGAAATTAAGGTAAGGTATGGTGAAAACTTGCAACAAGTGGAAACACATTTTAAAAAGTTGCCAAAAATCCACATTGGAAAGATGCCTATCATGTTGAAATCCAAAATATGTGTATTAAATCAATATAAACATTTACATACCGATCAACTTGGTGAATGTCGTTTCGACCCAGGTGGTTACTTTATCATCAGTGGTTCCGAAAAAACGGTTTTAGCACAAGAACGCGCTTGTGAAAATAAGGTAATGTGTTTCAATACAAAGAAAAATAATAATAAATGGTCTTGGCTGGCTGAAATAAAATCAATACCAAAAGACAAATGTATTTCCCCCAAACAAATCAATATGATGATCAGTTCAAAAAGTAATGGTAATGGTCATACAATCTATATACAAATACCCAGAATCAAACAGCCTATTCCGTTGTTTATATTGTTTAGGGCGCTTGGTATCTCTTCGGATAAGGAAATATGTAAGTATATACTATTAAATATTGAAGAAGGTCATAAAAGCAACATAATATACGCCTTAAAAGCATCGGTTATGGAAGCAAGCACATTTATGTCAAAAGAAGATTGTATTAAATATATTGTAAACTATGCGATGTTTACTCCTATCAATATGGAAAAAGAGCAAGGATATAAAATGAAGTATGATTTCACGATAAATGTTTTGGAAAACGATTTATTTCCTCACTGTGATACTTATAAACAAAAAGTGTATTTTCTGGGATATATGGCTAATAAGTTGCTGCAAACTTCGTTAGGTTGGAGATTGCCTAGCGACCGAGACTCATATCAAAACAAGCGTCTTGATTTGCCTGGTGTCTTATTAAACAATTTATTTAGAAACTATTTCAATAAATTGGTGAAAGACATGACAAAGCAAGTCATTCGCGAAATAAACAATGGTTCTTGGAAATCTACATTTAATTATACTAACATAATCAACAGCACAAATGTGTATAAGATAATCAAATCAACTACAATTGAAAACGGTATTAAAAGAGCATTGGCGACTGGTGATTTTGGTATCAAAAATACAAATTCCAATAAAAGTGGTGTTGCGCAAGTATTAAGTAGATTGACATATATATCATCTCTAAGTCATTTGCGCAGAGTTAATACTCCCATCGACAAAAGCGGTAAATTGATCCCTCCTAGAAAATTACACAATACACAATGGGGGTTTATTTGCTTAGCAGAAAGTCCAGAAGGTGCAGGTGTAGGGGTTGTGAAAAACATGGGTTATATGACGCATATTACCACTCGCTCCAATATTGATACAATATATAATATTTTAACGGATAAATATGTGCCAATTGAAACATTATCACCGGGTGATTTATATGGACAAGTTAAACTGATTGTAAACGGTAATTGGATTGGTATAATTGAGCACGACAAAGTATTAAATACATACGAGTATTTAAAACAGTGTAAATACAGTGGTAAAATAAACATATTTACTAGTGTTGTGTTTAATTATAAAGACAAGGAAATCATTATCTGCAATGATGCGGGTCGATTAACTCGCCCGGTGTATAAAATACGAAATGGAGAAACATTAATCACTGATAACTTATACAAAAAGATTAAAAACAAAACTGTTGATTGGAATGATATGCTTGTAAATGGAGAACATGGTGAATCGATTATTGAATATATTGATCCCGATGAACAAAATGCTAGTTATTTAGCAACAAATCAAAATAAATTATCTAGCTCGGAAACTCATACACACTGTGAGATACACAGCAGTAGTATATTTGGATTATTGGCAAGTTGCATCCCTTTTCCAGAACATAATCAATCACCCAGAAATACATATCAATGTGCTCAAGGAAAACAAGCCATGGGAATGTATGTATCTAATTTTCAAACCCGAATGGATAAAACAGCATATGTTCAAACATATACGACGCGCCCATTGGTAGATACTCGTATCATGAATATTATGAATTTGCATAAAATTCCTTCTGGGTGTATGATTATAGTCGCGATTGGTGTATATGGTGGGTATAATCAGGAGGATAGCATCATATTTAATAAAAGTAGTTTAGACAGAGGGTTGTTTTCAGCGACCTTGTATCATACTGAAAAAGATGAAGACAAGAAAATACAAGGGGATGAAGAAATCCGATGCAAGGCCGATAAAACAAAAACAAAAGGTATGAAGTTTGCTAATTATGACAAACTAAACAATCAAGGAGTAGTTCCAGAAAATACTTTGTTGGAAAATAGAGATATTATTATTGGAAAGGTTGTTCCTATTAAAGAAAACAGAAATGACCATACAAAGTTAATAAAGTATAGAGATCAAAGCAAAGTATTTAGAACAAAAGAAAGCACATATGTGGATAAAAATTATATAAATCGAAATGGAGATGGATATACATTTGCGAAGATAAGAACAAGAACATATCGTATTCCTACCATAGGCGACAAATTTAGTTCTAGACACGGACAAAAAGGTACTATAGGGTTGATTTTACCGCCTGAATCGATGCCAACTACAGCAAATGGTTTAACACCAGATATAATAATCAATCCACATTGTATTCCATCTCGTATGACAATTGGACAATTGAAAGAAACAGTCATGGGTAAGGTGTTATTACAATTGGGATTGTTTGGTGATGGGACCAGTTTTAATGAACACAATGTGGTGGATATATGTAAAGAATTACAACAGTTGGGTTATGAAAGACATGGAAATGAAATATTATATAATGGTATGACTGGTGAGCAGTTGGAAACCAGTATCTTTATTGGTCCCGTGTTTTATCAAAGGTTAAAGCATATGGTAAATGATAAAAATCATAGTAGAAGTATAGGTCCTATGGTAGTATTGACGCGTCAGCCAGCGGAAGGTAGAGCCAGGGATGGTGGATTAAGATTTGGTGAAATGGAGCGAGATTGTATGATTAGTCATGGTGCTTCTGCTTTTACAAGAGATAGAATATATAATGCGAGTGATAAGTTTCAAGTTCATATTTGCAACAAGTGTGGATTGATTGCGGTGTTTAATAAAGATAAAAACATCTTTAATTGTAATACTTGTGAAAACAAAGTAGATTTTAAAAAGGTGTTATTGCCATATTCTTGTAAATTGTTGTTTCAAGAGTTGATATCAATGAACATCGCACCAAGACTTATTGCTGAATAAGTAATACACTATAAAATAACAAACAAACTATAAATAACAAACAAACTATAAAATAACAAATTTCTATTTTTAAACAACAGTATAACCTATTTAGAAATTTTTTATTTATATTTATTAGATATGCAACGAAATTATTTTAAAGATAGACATTCATTTAATAAAAGATGCGAAGAATCAAACCGAATTATGAGTAAATATAAAACAAAAAAACCGATTATAGTAGAAAAGAAAAAATATCAAAAAGATATTCCAGATATAGACAGAACCAAGTATTTAGTGCCTGATGAGTTGACGATGGCTGAATTTATGTATGTAATTAGAAAACGAATACAACTTAGTCCAGATAAATCCATTTATTTATTTGTGGGAGATGGCGATTTGGTTCCAAGTAGTTTAACTATCGGACAAGTATATAGTCAATCAAAAGATGTAGATGGGTTTTTATATATAAAATATTGTGGTGAATCTACATTTGGATAATTTAGACAAAACTATTAATATAACTACATTATAATTATTCTATTTATTGCGTGTATTCTATTTCTTATTCTGATTCTTTTTTATATATTATTATAGTATATAATGAGTCAACTTAGCAAGGTAATTAATTCGTATACAACTAAAGGACCAACTAACGACGGTTCTAGTCGAGTAGCAATGATGAAACATGTTCAGCGAAGAATCGGACAATATGTAGATGCAGAAAGTAAAACGGCCACTTTATTTGGACACAAGACGGGTAGCAATATTCAAAATGTTGGTTCCAACAGTGGTGACAGTAGTCAACGCACTTATTTCAATATGACATTTAGCGGTTTGTCTGTAAAACAGAAATAAATACAACAAACAGATATAATAAATAGTCACGATTAACAGATACCAGATAACAGATAATATATAATAAATATATTGATATTATATATATGAATAAATTTATTGCAGAATTTCTAGGGACTCTTGGTTTAGTATTTGTTGTTTTAGCAACCGGTCAACCAATCGCAATTGGTCTTGCTCTTGTCCTTATTATTATGGTTATTGGTGGTATATCGGGGGGACATGTAAACCCTGCAGTATCATTTGTCATGTATTTAATGGGAAAACTATCACAAGAAGATTTAATGCCATATATTATTGCACAAGTAGCTGGTGGATTAGTAGCATTGCAACTTCATAAAAGTGTATAATATTCTAATTATGTCATGATAATACGAACGCATACTCGCAATCACACACACATCGTTTAAATAATCAAATTAACATATACTATTAAAATAATACATGTTAATTATTGTGGTGGCATCTATTTTAATATTAAATGCCATATTTTGGGGATTAATACCTGTAAGTAAGCATTCACCGCATCAATTGTTATTAGACTTTTTAAAGATTGATTATAAACCCGATGTTTATTTTCATTTAATTATAGGAACTACATTCTATGTATCTGCAGTTATATTAATACATCGCAGCGATATGTTATTTGCTAATGAGACGATAAGCGACATAAGCAGCCAATAGTGATATAGAAACTGTATAAGATAGATCCATTTTATTATTCATTATATATTTAGTTATACTATCTTCACTTTGATTTATTTTTTTAAATGCGTCCATATTGTCAAACGATTCTCGCAATTTTTTAATTTTTTGATATTCGCTTTTTGAAATTGGTCTGTTAGAGGGTCCTTCTGTAACAGGACACACGGAAGTCGGACATTGTATACATTGAGGCGTACCTTCTGAAAAAGCATTAAACATCGCAAGTGGGTCTATTTTTCCAATTCCTTCCATCATACCGGGCACTAACCCTTTTAGCGAACTTTTACCACCGGTTAAAGAAGTCCCTCCAAAAGCAACATTACCGGTTGGCACATTATTAATGTAAAGATATCTATCAACATCTCTCCCATTTAGTTTACATTTTGCTAATGTTTTTAAGAAATATTGATTTCCCAATTTACCTTTAACTGCTCTGCCTTGTCCGGATACAAGAACATTTGTATATTCTATAAGACCAGCAATATCATTTGTTAAAGCTCCCATACTGGCCCCAGCAGTGACGCCTAATTCACCTGGTGTTTTTATCTTTCCAGCATAATTAAAGTCTTTTCCTAATAAAGTTATATCTGATTTATTGCCATCTTTTTTTAAATTATCTTGCTTATCTTTAACAACATCTCCTATAAAACTTTCTTTTTTTTTATTATATTGATTTGTTTGTAATCTCATTTATATAATAACAATATAAAATTAAATTATTAGTTTAATTAATGAATCATAACAAACATAATTTTAAAAATAAGTATCATAAGTTAAATAACAATGAAATAGAAATAAATGAAATAGTAAATGAAATGATAAGTGATATTGAAGACAATAATGATACAAATAATGATACAAATAATGATACAATAAACGATATAACTCTCAATACAAATACAAATGATTTTGAACTAATTGAATGTAGAATTTGTTTTGAAGAAGAAACAGATGATAATCCGTTTATTAATCCGTGTCGATGCAGAGGGACAAGTAAATATGTTCATAGTAGTTGTTTAAATGAATGGCGAAATGAAAATGTATATCAATCAGCGTATGATATATGTATGGAATGTCGTTATAGATATAAATACAACAATTTATATCCATCTGAAGCTAATTCAATTATAAATTTAAATTTTGGATTGGTATTTTTTTCTACACATCTAATGCCGTTTTGCTTTATATATCCTGTTGCCCGATATAACAAAATGACAAACAACTCATTTATAAAATTGTATGCGGTTGACGAAACTTCTATATTTTACTATATGAATTTACCAGATGGCATAACAGATGTAATCAATTATGAAACTTGCTATAATTTGCTTTTATTTAATCAATCGTTGATATTATTTGTTTGTTATTTGATTTATGTTTTAAAAAGGGTTCATAGAAAAAAAAAATATTTTAAATACTTACGAAAAAGCATTTTTAATATTGTGTTGTCGTTATTTAAATTTATAATATTAATAAATACAGTAGGACTTACTTATGGTTGGTTGACTTTTTATACTATATTTGCTATGTTATTTATAATACTCGAGTCATTTATATACTTGTTATCAATTAAACAACATAATGAGATTATTTTTACATTAGAACATTTAGATAATCATTATATACTAAGAAACTACGCTTCCGATGAAGACGATGAATTAGATATTTTATAATATAATAATGAAGTAGTTTGTAGAAAGTAGTTTTGTAGAAGTAGTTTTTAGAAGTGATTTGTATAAGTAATTGGTATAAATATAGCTATTTAAAAATCAATATTACCTGACTTGGATTGTTCTTTATTTAGATCTCCTTTTGCTTTATCAGATACTTGCTTTAAACTATCAACATTTTCCTTATTTTTTTTCTTATTTTCATTAATAGTTGTTTCTAAATCACGAATCTTATTTTTAATTGCGGCGTTTTCCTTTCTTAAATTACTTATTTTAATTTTTTGTTTATACAACTCATCTTTCTCACCTTGACTACATTCATCCATGCCTTCTTTTATTGTTGTTATAGATGGTATTTTCGCGCGTATTGGATATAACATTTTAAATATTGAAATATCAAGTAACCTACTTATCAAAAGAAGTAATAACAAAAATATTAATAAATAAACGATGTAATTGTTTAACATATATCTTATATAGGGAAAATATTTTTAGCAAGCTTCTGGATGTTTAGCACAAGCTTCACTATTATCAATCCCTCTTCCTTCGTTTGAATTTTTTATGTTTCTTATACTTGTATCCGTTTTTTTAATACTTTTACTATTACTTTCACTAAGACTAAATAAATTAGATACTTTTTTTAAGAGTTTTTTTGTTGTATATTCTATATCACTTACTGATTTGCGATTTTCTTCCATTTTTTGATTAAAACACACGCTTTTTTTTGATTGTTGATTTGGATTACAAGTCATCGCTTCTATTTTTCTTTCTACAAAAGGAAGCAAATTATTTGTTAAACTATGATTGATAATAACAAAAATAAAAAATACAATTAATATAATTACTAAGTTCATATAAACTATATTTAGAAATATTTTCTAGAATATAGTTTTTTTGTTTTTATAATGTGCTTGTTTTGTTATTATAGCATTATTGTAGTAATAATAAAATGTGTATATTAAATATATACAATGTTAAAATATAAAGACATATCTTGCTGTTCAACCAATTCTAAATCCAAGGTAGAGACCATAAGTTTGATTCCAAATGATTCAGTATATCAAAATGCCTGTCCTACAAAAAGTAGAACAAGAGTTGGAGTTATTAAATCTGGACAACAGCCTAACAGCAATCCATACTCGTACTCTTATCGTGAACATTTAAAAAACAAACGATTTGCAACCTATCATCAAAAATTGCCAAAGGACAAGTCATACATTAATGGTAACACATTAACAAGTAGCACAAGTGGCAATTGTGAAAGCACTTGTAATAAAACACATTTCAATCCAAGTAATAAAAAGTTTGCTCAACAAGGTGCTGTTACAAGTGGTTCTAGATTGGAACGATTAAAGTTAGATACCATTAGTAACGCAAATACTTGTAGTAACGATCCTACTAAATGCACTGGTGTATATGTTGGAGACAAACAAAGATTTACAGGATATAATGAAAATACAGATGTAGATTGTCCACAATACAAAGCAAAACATCGTTCGATAGGTGCATATCCATATAACAAAGGGTGTTACCGATTGTAATGTATGGTTGCCCATTAAATTATAATTTATAATTATTAAATTATAATTTATAAAAGTATGATTATATATAAAACATCATGCTAACTATTAATATTTTTAATAATAAATATGCTCCTAAAAATGAAAACCCTAACAAAATAGTGCAAAATAATAGCGCAATTAATAATACACGAGCAAATTGTAATGCTACACCATTTAGAATGCCATATAATCATGTTAGAAAGGTATCAAATTGTGGAAATTGCGACCCAAATGTAAAAGTCAGTAAAGACCCAATTGCCGCCGCCGCTGGAGATGGAACTTGTTTTTGTTATGACCCAACCATTAGAAATTATTTAAACAAAGATGGTATTGCACAACATAATTTTATTTTCAATCATTACAATGTTATGTATAAAAGGTCCAAAGTATATGAAAAAAATACACCATCAACTATATATGGCACAACTGATATATCACATGTATATCAATCTACTCCACCGGATACAGGTAATAATAATGTAGAACCATGTTCTAAATTAGTTTATAAGTTTTCAAATCATACAAATCAACGATATGGCGCAACTAGTCAAAAATCTAGAATCGCACGATTAAAATACAATAATACAACGGCGATGCAGTCGCGATTTTATAGTTTTAGATGTAAAGAAAACTTTAAATGTTTGCAAACAAACGACGCACCGCCAGTTAAGCTTGCCAACGCAGTAACCTGTTTTACTAAAATAAACGGCAATAAAACGGTGTGTGACAAGATATAAGAGTATAAAGTAAAAAAAGTTCCAAATCAACGGGAACGCTGTGTGTAAATTTATATAGTGTTTAGTGTAGATGACCCGCTGAAATAGGGTTGCTTTTAGTAGTAGTTGCGGTATCGCTTGCGTCAGGTATAAATCCGTAGTCTTTTAAAATTTGGATAGGCAATTTTGTGATGTCGACAACGAATTTGGGAGTAGTAGGATAAAATGCTACTTTTGGAAGGACGATTCCTAGCTCGCGTAATTTCGCCTGGTATTCCGGTGTATGTTGGTCAATAGTTCCGTTTTTAACGAGTTTCATCTTAAATTTCCCGGATCCGTCTGTATAGTCGGCCTTGATTTTAGGTATAAAATGTTTGTATGCTCTGTGATGGCAAAATTGGTAGCATTTCTTACCGCTAGGCCATTCAAACCCGCCCATATTATAACATAAACCTAACAGGTCGCTTTCGTGGTATGTTAGTCCTAGATATTCCGCAGGTTGATAGGATGTTACCTTTGTGATTCTAGTATGATTAAATTGACTAACCGGGCTTAAGAATATGGATAGACTAGGAGAGTGAGAGATTTCGTGAGGATTTGATTCGCGCCACATAATAAGGTGCGGTTGTTTGGTGCAGTCAATATTAATCATTTGTCGCCTTTCCGGGTAATGTTTGTGCATATATTCGGGGTCAATCATTGTGAATTCAGAACCGCCATGCTTTTCATGATATTCCTTAAGAGGATTAAGGTCTATGTGGCTCATATCCCAAAATCCAAATCGCCGGATACCTGTTAATCCAACGATAGTCGCAATGTCGCCTGGAATAAGGCTTATGTCTCCTGCTTCATCAACCTTAAACAATTCGTGTGCTTCAATATGAAGGCTTTTTGGTTCGTTTTTAAATTTCGTGCATTTCCTTAGTCGATTTGGCAAATATTTAAGGTTGTCGCCATATAATGTTTTCATCGTGTTCCTGAAAGTGGGATTGTTTTGAATTAAGGTATGTATCGGTGTGCCGTATTGATGCAACATTCCTTGTGCGTCGTCACCCGCTTTGCGCTTTTTGTATTTTTTAGGGTTTAATTTTTCTTCCATTGTCGGCTCGTCGACCTTAAACTCGTCTTTGAATATTGCGTTTGCTGTGTTGTAGAACTTTGTATCCTTAATCACACCATGAAGGCGTTTCTCATCACATTCTAATGCGATTACAGCAACGCCAAATTTATCAAGTGTTTTAAGGATGTCATCTGGGCTATGACACAATACTTTTCTGGTAGGTACTTCAATAGGTTCTTTGTTTTGCATTTTAGTAGTGTTTCGGAGTAGTTGTGGGTAGTGTGGATTATCAATTGTGGTTAAGATTCGTTGTGTGATGAGTGGTGTGTCGTTGATTCAACATTGGTTGTACTTTTAAATCAATTTATGATTTGTGATTCGCGATTCATACTTCATAAATTGATTTAAATGTACAACCAATATTGAAGCAATGAATTAAGTCTATTATAGCTAACAACAACGCAACTACATTATGTTATCATTTAAAGACATCCAAACCACCCCCACAACCTT